GGCAATTTCGTTGCGGCCTATAACGGCATGATCGGCGCGCTGGTCTATCGCACGCGCACCTTTGCCAAATATCTCGACGGCCAACCCGGCGCCGATACGACCAAAACCCTCGGGACGGACATTTGGGTTTGCGCGCGCAAATCTCAGGAAAACGCCATTTCGATCACCTTTGAGTGCGCCACCATGTTCGACCTCGAGGGCATCCACCTGCCATTGCGCCAGGTGCTTGCGGGCCTGTGCATGTACATCTACCGCGGCACCGAATGCGGCTATGCCGGCGGCCCGGTGCAGGACATCAACGGCAACCCGACATCGGACCCGAACGCCGATCGCTGCCAAAAGACGCTCACGGCCTGCCAGGCGCGCTTTGGCAGCAAGGGCCCGCTACCGACGAGCGCTTTCCCGGCATCGCTCCTGCAATCGCAACCAACGTCATGAGGTACGCAATGGCCTGGCAACCGGACGGCGCGATCCTCTCAGACGCTTTCGAGCATGCCGAGCAATGCGCGCCGCTCGAATCATGCGGCCTGGTGATCGAGGGGCGCTATCACAAGGTGACAAATCAGGCCGACGAGATCGATTATTTCACCATGTCGGCGCGCGAGCGCTTGATGCTCGAGGAGGAGCACGGCCCGGCACAGGCGATCGTGCATAGCCACGTCTATCGCAACAATGTCGCGAGCCTGGCCGATCTCGCCTCCTGTGAAAAGTTTGGCGTGCCGTGGCTGATCACCGCCTGGCCGCTCAAGACCTGGCAGGTGATCGAGCCGAGCGGTTTCAAGGCGCCGTTGATTGGCAGGCCATGGGCATGGGGTACGCTCGATTGCTTTGGCCTCGTCCGGGACGCTTACCGGGATCTCGCCGGCCTCAAAATCCCGGATTTTGAACGTGAATGGGGATGGTGGGACAAGGGCGGCGATCTGATTGCGGCGCAATATGCGGTGGCAGGCTTTGAGCGACTCGAGCCTGGCGCGGCGTTTGAAAACCTCGACGTGATCGGCTGCCAGATCCGGGCGCCGGTGGTGAATCACGTCGGTGTCTGGCTTCCTGGCGATCTGATCCTGCACCAACTCGCCGGCCGCAAATCGACGAAGGAACCTTTCGGCGGATTCTTTCATGACGCCATGGTGCTTCATTTGCGCCACCGCGATATCGCCGGCCGCTCGATCGAGGCGGCGCCATGATCGAGGGGGTGCCAAAACCTGTCACCGTGATCTTGCACGGCCCGCTGGCGGCCAGGTATGGCGCACGGCATCAGTTCTATGTCTCGACGCCGCGGGAGGCCTGTAGCGCGCTCGAGGCCAACTATCCCGGCTTTCGCCAGGACTTCCTCGAGGCGGGCCGGTGGGCGATCCTCATCGATGACGAGCTCGCCGATCCGAGCCTCGAGCCGGAATGCAACGCGCTCGCGCCGATCGGCAAGACGGTGCAATTCGTGCCGGAGATCGAGGGGCAATATTTTATCGGCCCGCTCCTGCTGACAACCTTGTTCCCGGCGCTCACCACGGCGATCGGCGCCACCGCCACCGGCATACTCGGCGGCCTGCTCGTCACCGGCCTGCTCATCGGCGCCTCGCTCCTGTTTGCGCAGAAACCCAAGAAGCTTGCCGCCACCGACAACTCGGCCAAACAGAGCTCCTATTCCTTTTCCGGTCCGGCCAATGTCACGGCGCAAGGCGTGCCGGTGCCGGTGGTCTATGGCCGCTGTTGGGTCGGCTCGGTGGTCGCCTCGGCCTCGCTCACCACCACCGATTATACGGGACCGTAGGGCATGGCGGACGGGCACAAAGCGCGCGTGACGATCGAGGGCCCGGCCGATCCATTCCGGCCGCAATCGCCGAGCGGCGCCGGCGGCGGTGGTAAGGGCGGATCGAGCTCGAAAAAGTCCGGCGGTGGCTTTAACAATTATCCCGACACCTTGCGCTCGACCCAAACCGTCAAGCTGATCGATCTCCTCAGCGAGGGCCCGATCATCGGCCTCGTCAATGATCCGGTCTCGCCGAACAATGGCTTTTATTCGGTGGCGTTTGACGGCGTGCGCGTCACCAATACCAACTTCACCTGGAATTATGCGATCGCCGCTTGGGATTTTCGCTACGGCGTGCCGGGACAGGCGCCGTTTGCCGGCTTTCCATCCGGCGAGGCCGAGATTCCGGTTAACGTCCAAGTCAAGCAAACCACGCCGCAAACCCGCTCGATCACCGATCCGGACGCCGATAGGGTGAGATTTACCGTGAGCGTGCCGGCGCTCACCGATACCGATCCGGCAAGCGGCACCGTGATCGGCTACACCACGGCGTTTGAATTCCAAGTACAGGCCAACGGCGGCGGTTTTCAGTCCTATGGCGGCTATACGATCATGGGCAAAACCACGGCCAAATATCAGCGCGCCTATGTGTTCAACCTGCCGGCCGGCGGCGCGCCCTGGGATATCAAGGTGCTACGCGCCTATCCCGACAACGTGAATCAGCTCATCCAGAACGATACCTATTGGGATAGCTTCTCGACCATCATTGACGACCCGGTAAGCTTCAACATGTCGGCGTTGTTCGCCTGGCAGATCGAGGCGGCGCAATTCTCCTCGATCCCGGTGCGGACCTATCGCATTGACGGCCGCATCATCTCGGTGCCGAACAATTACGACCCGACGAGCGGTAGCTATTCGGGTGCCTGGAACGGTGGCTTTCAACAGGCATGGAGCAATAACCCGGCCTGGGTGCTTTACGATATGCTGACCAATCGGCGCTATGGCCTCGGGCGCTATCTCGATCCCAACCGCATCGATAAATGGAAACTCTATACGATCGGCCAATATTGCGACGGCATCGTCTTTGACGGCGCCGTCGGCTATGAGCGGCGCTATACCTACAACGGCGCCATTAATACGCAAACCGACGCCTTTTCGATGATCAACACGCTTTGCGCGACCTTCCGCGGCTCGGCCTATTGGGACGGTGGCACGCTCTCGTTTTTGATCGATATGCCAGGCTCGCCGATGGCGCTCTATACCAACGCCAATGTCGTGAACGGCGATTTCACCTATGCCGGCCCGGATATCAGCGCGCGCCATAATCAGATCCTGGTCAAGTGGCAGGATCAAAGCAATTTCGGTGACGAGCGCATCGCGGTTGCCGAAGATCAGGACGACATTACCCGGCACGGCATCCGGCCCGATACCATTGACGCGGCCGGTTGCACCTCTGAAGGCTTGGCACTGCGTTATGGCAAGTGGCAGCTCTATGTCGAGACCTTTGAGGGCGAGACGGTCAGTTTTCAGCTCGGCCTCAACGGCGTTACCTGCCGTCCCGGCGATATCATCGAGATTTCGGACCGGACAAAGGCCGGGCACCGGCGCGGCGGCCGCCTGCTCGCCGGTACCACCGCGGCGGTGGTCAAGCTCGATGCAAAGGCCGATCTCATCGCCGGCGAGGCGCCGGTGATCTCCTGCATGGTCGAGGATTCATCGATCACAGGCGCGCATGTCGAGACCGTCAATCTCGGCGTGAGCGCCGACGGCGTGTCCTATCCGGTCTCGCCGGCTTTTTCGGCAGCGCCAGGCGGCGGCACGGTCTATGTGGTGAGCTCGGGGAACCTGGCGGCGACGCTCTGGCGCGTCACCTCGATCAAGGAGGCCGACGCCAATATTTACGACGTCACCGCGATTACGCACAATCCGTCAAAATACGGCTATATCGAGCAAAATATCGCGCTTTCCAAGCCAAAAACCTCGAATTTTCCAACTGTGAATATCACCAATCTCAAGGTGAGCGATTACCTTGTGCAGCTCTCGGCGATCTCGATCGGCGTGCACATGCTGATCTCCTGGCAATCCAAGGCCACGCAGTTCGACGTCGAGGTGCAACCGGTCGGCCAGATCACCGCCAAGGTGCGGGTTGAGACCACGTCATACGAGGCGACGGTGAAGGAGGGGCAATATCGCGTGCGCGTCACGCCGATTTCCTCGCTCGGCATGCGCGGCGCCTATCAAGAGGTGTTCTATACGGTGGTCGGCAAGGCGGCGCCGCCGGCCGACGTCAAGGGCTTCCTGCTCTCCTTGCACGGCTCGACAAGCTTCTTTGCCTGGACGCCGAGCGTCGAACTCGACGTGATTATCGGCGGCCGCTTTGAAATGCGTTACTCGCCGTCCTTGTCGGCGGCCTGGGATTCGGCAATGCCGATCCTGCAAGCGGTGTCGGGCGCCGCCTCGACGGCCGAACTGCCCTATCGTCCCGGGCTCTATCTGATCAAGGCGGTGGATTCGACCGGGCATTATTCCAAAAACCCGGCGCTGATCCAGATCAGCGTGCTCGATACCGGGTTTACGCCCTATTACCGTTGGTGCGAGGATCCGCTTTGGCTCGGCACCCATGCCGGCACCCAAATTGAAATGCCGCAACAATGGCTGGTGCTCGGCCAGACCGGCGGCCTTTGGGACGATCAAACCGCCAATATGGATACCTGGCCGGACGTCGACGTGCTCACCGGCAGCGCGCCGGCGGCGACCGAAGGCTATTATTATTTCGATAATGTCTTTGATCTCGGCGGGATCTTTCCGGTGCGGCTGACCCTCGACATGCTGGCCTTCCCGCTCGGAGATGGCAGCGATTTTATCGACGATCGCCTCACCAATATCGACGATTGGGCGGATTTCGACAACGCGCAAGCCGGCATTGACGGCAACGTCACAGTGTTTATCGCCGAGACACAGGACGATCCGACGAGCTCGAGCGCCAATTGGACGCCGTATCAGGGCTTTGTCACCGGCACCTATACCGCGCGCGCCTTCCGGTTCTACGCCTATCTGACGGCCGGCGCCGGCCAGAATGTCGCGGTGGAAACCCTGTGCGTGATCGCCGATCTCGAGAACAAAACCGATACCGGCAC